CTAGGTAAAGTGTATGTTAAAGGTTTTTTGTTACCTACAAGATAGTAATTTCTATCTTTATATTCCCAGTTATCTACTGGCTTTTTTTCTACAGGCGCAGCCTTTTTGACTTGAGCCTTTTTTGATTTTGTTTCTTCCATGATATAATATAATATAATAATTAAAAAAGACCCCGCCGAAGCGGGATCTTATTATTGTTTTATTTAGCTAAAAGCAATACTTGCAACTAACTGTGATAAATCAACATCAATCATTCCTGATCCTCCGCCAATATTACCGATAGCTCCATTTAGAGCCGTTACATCTGCTTGCACAAAATTAGCAGCAGGTGTAATAACAACTTCATGAACAGCAGCACCAAAGTAAGAAACTTTAATGGTGTCAGGAGTTGTACCTGTATCTAGTGCAACTTTAGCTACACTTTCAGCTGATAGTATATCAAAATCACCACCAGCTTTTTTTAATTTTACATATGCCATTTTCTTATTTTTTAAATGTTAATAAATAATTAAGCTCCTTTGAATAACACGAAGTTATTAGCAGCTTGAGTTACTAGACATCTTTCAGATAAGAAATTAACTCTCAATGTATCTAAATCAGTAGTATAAGCACCACCAACTGAACCAGTGATCCAAGCTTTGAATCTTCTGTCTTCAGTCTCAGAAGCTCTAAATCTTACGTGTAAGAAAGGACGTCTGATATTTGATCCTAACATTTGATCGTATACTGTAGATGTACCAGCTGGTATCATAACACCATCAATAGCGCTAGACATACCTCTTGTAGTAGCATCGTTTAAGTATTTCCAATCAGTTTTGTAGAAGTCATAAGAACCTCTTCTAAAACCTGAAAAACCAAAGTTAAGCGCCATTTCAGCTTCATTATCAAATAAACCGTAAGATGCAGCAGCAGTAGAAGCAAATCCACCATTTGTAGCAGCTAACATATCATCAAAATCAAGAGCAGTTTGTCTTGATAAGAATAACATATTTTCTTCAATCGCACCTTGCTTGTCTAATTGCTTTAAGATCTCATCGAAATCTCCTAATGCACCTGAACCAGGAGCAGCAGCACCAGCAAAACCAGAGTATACATTACCTCTTGATTCAATAGCAGCAAATAAACCTTCAGTTCCTTTGATGTTTTGAGCAGCACCACCTGGTCCAAAGTTTCCACCAAAAGCTACAGTGTTAGCTTGAAGTTCACCTTCAACCATTGCCATTTCTAAATAGTCTTCAAATCTTAGTCTAGTTTCAGACTCAGCTTTTAGATACCATAAGTATCCAGAAGTACCATCTTCAGTAGCAACTTCGATCCAACCAATTTGAGCAGCATCAGAACCACTTAATTCATAATTATCTTTAAGGATAATTGGTGAATTAGTGTAAGTAGTAACACCTGGCTCAATTGCACCTTGCATTCCGTTACTTCCTTTTGGAAATTCAGAACCATATACAAATAAGCTCATTCCTGCACCTACTAAACCAGCTGGTAAAGCAGCAGCAGTTGACTCATACAATATACAATCAATTGTATATCCGTCTGTAGTACCACCAGAAGTTCTGTCAGTTACTAAAGCTTTTGCAGATAATAAACCTGTTGCGTTGTCAGTTATTAATATAGTGTTACCATCTCTAATAGCAGAAGTAGCTGGGTTACCAGCACCTTTTGTAATAGTAATTGTAATACTTGATCCAGCGTTAGCTGCAACAGAGCAAGTATCATAAGCGATGTGTAATCTATTTTGTTCAGACCAAACTACTTGATCCGATGTCATTGGCATTTCAGCACCAACCATTCTTAAGAAACCAGATAATGTTCTGTTTCCGTATCTTTCTACCTCTTGCTCATAAAGCTCAGGTAAATATTGTTGCGCCCACTGATTGAATGCACCGTCATTAAAATCGATGTAATTGTCTTGTACAGTTACTTGATTTGGCATTGGTACAATACTTGCAGGGAACGAACCTCCTGTTGTAAAACTCATGTTTTATTTTTTATATGTTATTTTTTCTTTTAATTTTCAACTTAGAACCATCAACTCCACTCATAGCCCTAACCTTCCAACCATTGGGCAATGTTTCACCAGTGTCCATAGGTTTTGGGTTTTGATTAATGTTTTTAGATTTAGATATAATCTCTTTAGTAGCATCGGCTTTACCTTGCTCATAAAAATGTTCAGCTAATTTATCAACATTTCTCGCGGCATACAATGCTTTATGATAGCCACTCATGTCAGTTATGTTACCTTTATCGTCAGCATATTTGCCTATTATCTTAGTAACATCAGACTGAGTTTCTATCATTGATGTTGGGTTGTTAATTTTATATTTAAACCTTTTATCTCCTACTTCGAAATTGAAACCTTCAAAATCATTAGTGAAAAAAGTTTTAGTTTTATTAACAAACTCATTTCTAGCTTGTGTATTTTGTTGTTGTTCATTGTTGTATCGTTGGAAAAATTCCATAGCTTTTTTCTGCTCATTGGTAACAGATGGCCTCAACTTGATTTCATCATAATATTTACTCTTCATTTGCTCCAAAAAGTTCTTGGCTTTCGCAACTTCTTCTTTGTACGCTAACTTTTGTTTACGTACAAATCTCTCTTCGTCCACTTCTTCATCAAATTCAAAATTATCTTTCATAACAAAAGATATTTCTTCATCATTTAGATGTGGTCTAGTTTTTTTATAAAATTCTTTAACAAGTAAACTGTCATCAAATTTATTGTAATCTTTATTTAAAGTTACATAATCTTCTACTGTTCCACCTGTTTCTTGCATAAAGCTAACTAGCTTTTCTATATTTTCAGGTAATTGAACTCCTGAAACTTTTTCATCTCTAATAGCTTCTTTAGCTTCTTTCTGTAGTTCTTCAACTTCTTCTTTTACAGTTTCTTCTATTACTACTTCTTCTTTAGCTTCTTCCTTAAGCTTTTCAAGTTTTGGTTCGGGTGTTCTCTCCTCCACTTTTTCCAAAGTTTTGGTTTGTTTAACCTCATCCACGACTCCTGTGCTTGACTCTTGAACGGCATCTTTTTTTTCTTTATTTAATTCAACTTTAGTTACCGCAGGTTTTTCAATCATCTTTCTAGGTCTACCTGGTTTTTTCTTTTCTATTTTTAAGGATCCTTTACTAGTCTCCTCGTTTTCTACTTTTGCCATAATATAATATAATATAATAATTAAATATTCAGAGCAGTTGTACCCTGCTCGTCTTCAAAGTCTATTGGTGTTAGATCATTTTTCTTTTGATCTATCATAGCACTTTGTTGTGTGCCAACTATCTTAGTTCGCTTGTCTTTCCTATCTTCTATCTCAGCTTCTCGCTTGGTTTCTTTTATAACTTTTTGTTCACCTAGTTGCATATTGTAATTAAACTCTAGCTCCATTAGCTCACGCTTTATTTGAGACTCAACTCTCATTCTTTCTATTTCATAACCTGACTTACCTTTTTCAAATTTAAGTTTAGTATCTAATATAGCTTGCTGCTTTTGAACCTCAGCCATAGCTGCTGCTTCACTAGCTTGTGCATTAGCCTGAGCTTGAGCTTGTATGTTTGCTTGTTGAGCTGCTTGTGCTGCTTCACCTGCTTTCTTACGTTTTAACTTAATCATTTGATTAGCTAGCTTAAGATTGTTAATCTGTCTAATGTCTATAGCATCTTCTAAGTTTATACTACCACTTGACAAAGCGGCTTGTATATTAGCTTCTAATTGTTCTTTTTCTCTCTCATCTGGTACCATATCAAAGAATATACCAAAATCAGCTAAGTGTATTTTAGATATATCTTGAAGTTGACCAACGTTCCATGTAGATATACTATTCTTTAGAGCTTCTTCAGTTAAAGCAAACTCTATACTATCAGAAGTTCTTAAAACTATATTCTCACATGTTTTAACAGTTAGATATAAATAAGAATTGAGTATATGTTTAGTAGCGGTGTTTGAAGCTGCTGCTGCAAGTTTTTGTAATCCAACTAAAGAATCTGAATTTGGAACGCTACCGTCTCTTGCTTCATTAAGACCAGTAACATCTCTAATCATTTGTAGGTAATATTGATAAGTTTGTATTAAAGAATTAATTTTATTACCACCATCACTCTTCACAAGTTCTTGTATAGGTATCCTGCCGTTATTAGGATCTCCTTCTGTGGTCATAGATCTACCTAATATACTACCAGTTTGAAAATACATATTTAAAGCCTCTTTAGCATTGTAGCTAGTTCCATTACCTAAGTCTACTTCTGCTAAACCATCAACATCCAAATAAACACCATCAGGTATTATTTTAGATATTACTTGTTGTATTTTTAAATGAGTCAACTGTATCATATCTGCAAAACCCATCATTCTACTAACTAAACTTTCAACTCTACCTTGGTAAAGCTTAGGTGCACATATGTTATAGTTCATATTTACTTTAACCAAATTAGACTTAGGTCTTGTCATATTTTCTGCTAGTTTCCACTCTAGCATCATATCGTAACCTAAAACTTTAGCACCACTATAAAGTGTTTCTATAGATCTACTAACTCTATCAAAGTTTTCATTATCTTCTGGATTAAAAGTATCTGGCTTTTCTAAAGATTTTTCTAAGCCTGTAGATGTCTTTTTAATTTTGTAAACTTGTTCACTATAAGTTTTATATTCAAAAAACAAAACATAAATAGCATTACCATCTCTTCTACCGTTCCAGTTATATAAAAAGCTACTATTGCCTTGATACTGTTCTAGTTTTTCTAACTCAGAATCTACAAGATTTGGAAACTGTTTCTTACATTCTGCTAATGACAATGGCTTTACTTCTCCACAATACCAAAGATCTTCAAAATTAGGATCTTCACTATAAGAGTGAACCATTCTAGTTGGATCTACATATTCAACCGTTACGCCTTCAGCTTTGTTCCAGTTAGTCTTAACAGCACTAATACCTAATACAACTAAGTCCTCTATCATTCTTTTCTTAGTAAGATTATACTTGTTGTAGTCTAATGTATTATTTATAGCTTCTTCACAAGCTATTTCGCTAGCTTGCTTATAGCTAAGCTGCATGTGTAAATCTAATTCCTCTTTGTTTTCTGGTAACTCTTCAGGGTTATCAGTATTGAACATGTTTATTTTTAACGTATCTTGTATCTTTGTTAAAAACGCTTTAGCTTGTATATCTCTTAATATGTCTGATGCATATTTAGATCTTACTTTTCTTGATTCAGGATCTTGAGCATAAGCTTTTACATCGTACAGTTTGTTGTCCATGCCATTAACAACTATATCTACAAATTTAGGTATAATAGGAACTGGCTTCCAGTCTAAATTTAAATAAGATAAATCACCATTAATAGCCATTTCATCTTTATATTTTTGAACAGGTTGTTCTGCTCTAGCATATAACCTACGCATTCTAAAGTTATTGTAATTGCTATTAAACCTGTTTTCAACTCCAGATCTAGTCCCACTAAACCAATCTCCTTCTATAGCTTGGCCAACTTGTCTACCGTAGTCTATGCTTTTTTTAACCTCGTCTGGTACAACCTGATCTGGGAAAGAGCTATAAGTATTTGTTATCTTCATGCATTATATTATTTGTGACATAGATCCGTCGTTATTGTATCTTCTTATTCCTAAGTTAATTTCTTTTCTATTTCTAATTGGTACAGGTCTATACTTGTTTTTATTACAAGCCATTATTGCTAAACCAGAACTAATAGAAGCATCGTATTTTGTTCTATTATTTATATTGAACCTACTCCAATCATCTAGTGTTCTTTGGAAATACATATTTCCATATCCTTGTTCTAAAGCACCTACGTGATTTTCAATATAATATTCAATCGCTGCTGCGTGTGCTTGTTTAATGTCTTCACTAGTGTTTGGTATTCCACCTATTTCTTTTTCTGCTGGAGATAACTTATTAAATAACTTATCAGGTCTATTCATTGAAAAACCTCTGTAGCCTCTACGTTTAAAATAATATAACAATCTAGGCTTGTTGTTTTCAGCAAGTATAGGCATACCATAAAATATACAAGCCATTAATACGTCTTCAAAAAATATTTCAGCTGTATCAGGTCTAGCTACATACTCTAAAAAAAACATATTAGATGGAGCTTCGTCCATTGTAAACTTTGTTAATCCATGAAGTGCTCCTTTAGAGCCCTTACCGTCAACAGTACCAGAAATATCATAACTATCACATCCGAAAGCTCCAATGTGTTCGTTAGCTGGATATTTGATTCCATTTTTTATTATTACGCTATTTTGTAAATTAACAGGTGGTATCCAAGAAATATTAAATCTACCTTTTTTATTTGGATAAAAAATAACTTGAGTATCTTTTATACCATTTGTCCATTGAAAATTACCAGTAGTAACACCTACCTTGTGGTTCATTTCTTCATTATAATCTATTTGCTGATATATTTTAGTCAGATTAAATAAACTATCTTTTGTTTCATCTCTGAAAGCGTGTTTTTCAGTTCTTGGAAATTGTCTGTAATATTCATTTAAAGCATCTTGATCATGCTTTAAACCTTCGACTTCGTTTTCCCAGTGTTCGATAACTCCTGTCGTAATTGTCGAACCATCGATACTTTTGATTGGACTTGATCCTCCAACGAAGATAGGTAGTCCATGAGTATCCATGAATCCTTCGTAGTTCCACTCCATAGGTATGAACAAGCTATAGAGTCCAGAAGCTGTTTGTCCGTTTTTATTTCTTTTAGTAACGTCTGAATTGCTGTATAGTTTTTTAAAATTTTCTCCACCTTTATCTAAAGCATTTGAAGTTGAGCCCATCATACACTTACCTACGACTCTAGATCCTAGTCTTAATGTAGTTTTTGTAACTCTCCAGTTGTTTAATATATTATCAGGTCTCTCCCATTTACCACTCTCATCATGAGCTAGTATTTTTAGCTTTTCACCATCATAAGAGTTATCACCTGTATTTTTCCAGTCAATAGTTGTATCAAGTCCGTCTAGCTCTCTTAGTTGTTCATTACTCTCAAGTTTTCTTCTAGTAAGTTTTGATGCCGGAACACGATACGCCAACTCCGTTTTTGGCCTGTCCATACCATCTTGAATTGGTTTAAAAAAGAAAGGGTAGTTAACTGATATAGGTACAACTTTATCGGTAAACATTTTTTTGGCATCTGCACCAGATTTTGAAAGTATACCGAATCTAGAGTCGGAAGATATTGTAGCTTGGTTAACAAGTTCTGCTGACGACATAAAAGAGAATCCAGATCGTCTGTTTTTAAGATAACAAATCCCGTATGATCTGTGATCTGCCTTGCATGCTTCCCAAAATATAAAGAATAATCTATTTGACTCTCTATATTCCGGTGATCCAATATCGATTTTTGACCATTGCAAGTACATGTAATGAGTACCAGTAACGTAAGTAACCAAGCCGTTATTGTAAAACCAATAACCATTTTCTCGCCTTTTGAATTCTTCGTCGATATAGTCATACCATTTTTCTTTAAAATCTAATGGGTATTCCTCCCAGTCAAACCTGCTTTTAATTCTGCTTAATTCTTTTGGGTAATCTTGTTTTTCCCAATATTGCTCTGCTTTTTTTTCGCTTCGTTTAAACGGTTCATCTGCTGCTGGTAAAGCAATCCTGAGATTTTGTATTTCAATGATTTGTCCAATTTTTCCAGTTTTGCTTATTACTATAAAATCGTATTCTACGTTGTAACCATATTCCCATTTTTTAAATCTATTGTTTTTAGATAATATTTTTGGGTTTACAATATCTTTTAATTCTTTCCAAAGAGTTTGTTCGTAACTCACTTGCTTCTCCCTTCCGCAAACTTAAGTACTCTTTTCTCTTTAACTTGTTTTGGCTTATCGTTAATTCTTTCTTCTTCTTCTTCTATACGTTGTAGTATTTCAAAAGCGTCCATTATACAAAGCTTTTTTGTAGCTGCCGCGTTCTTAAGCCTGTCAGTAGATACATCATCTTCAGTGTGCGTGATTATTTTTTCTTTAGCAACTTTAATTAGCTCATCAACTGCCTTTCGCCCAGCTTGGATTATATTCTTTCTCGTTTCCTTCGTACTCATGAGTTAATGCTATATCATTTGATTTCATACAATATAAACGTTCATCCTTAATAATAAACTCAAATTCAGAGTTTGGTGTAAACGTTATAAGTGTCCCAGGTGTTATTCCTAAGGCTTCTAAAGAACTATTACTATATTTTACTATACCAACGTTAGGTTGTTCTTTTTCGTTGTCTAATATGTTTTTATTTTTTACAGGCTTTATAAAACAATAATTTAAATGTGACTTTAAATTGTACATATAAATTTGATCAGGTGATACAAAGTATAAGTTGTCTTTAAAAAAAGTTGAACTATTACGCTCTTTACCTTTTTGATCGTACCATCTACGCATTATATTGTGATGTATATAAACTTCATCACCAACTTTTACTTTTGTATTGTAAGCAGCTGGAGTTGAAACTACAACTGCTTTTTTACTTACAAAGATATGACTTTCTATATTAGAATTAATAATTAACTCTTTATCACCAATTAACTTAGTGTTTTCATATCTTTTATCTAATGGTTTAACAATAAAGTGGTATAAACTATTCATTAGTACTTTAAATCATATTCAACAGAAATAGCCATATTACTATTGAATTTTTTCCAAGGCAAAATTTCTTTTGACTTACTTATAAATATGTTGTATGAATTATCTTTATCGTCAAATAATATATTAGATATTGTGTGACCACCATATACTTCTTGGTCTAAAGAATAATGCATTGCATCATTTTTATAATCAGAACCAATACTAATCTTTCTTATTACCGACATCTTTATTTCTTTTCCAATCACCAGTAGATAGATCTATATCTACATGGCCATATTTTTCTTGAAGTTCTTTTTTAGTTGCATCTATTGTAGCGTTAGCATCGCCTAAATGGTGTAACAAAGAATGCTTCTTTGACTCTTGGTAACCTATTTCTACTAAAATATTATTTACTTTTTGCTGTTGCTCTTGAATAGTTTTTAGTTCTTCTTTAGTAACCTTACCAAGAGGCCTATTTTTTATATTTGCCATTTTATTTAATTTAATTTAATTGTTGTTGGTTTTTTAATATATAGCTACGCAATCTGTACCAACTTTTAATTTAGTAGCTAACATAGGTGTTTTATCACCTACAACTGTTCCTGGTTGTACGTTTTTAAATATAACGTCATTACCAGCTTCTGTTGTAATAGTAATATCTTGAGCTGCAGATTTACCGTTATATATTACAACGCCTCTTTCTTCTGTGTTTGCTATTGCTCCTGTTCCAGCTGTCAAAGCTACAGCGTCATGACCAAACACTCTTGGTTGAGCCATCATATTTCCTTCTAAACCTCTCATGTTTATTTATTTATTTTTGTTATTTTTTCAGCACCACGACTTCCGAAGTATGCTACGTAAACTGTTACCAGCAATGTTTTTAATAAGTTTATCCAAGCTTCATCTACATCAAATTGTAAATGAAAAGAATCTACAGCCATCATAAAAACAGCTGACGCAGTTAAAAATATTAAAGCTAAAGGTCTAGTGTTTTTACTTAACCAAGAGTCTGACTTCATATCAGATCTCCATCTGCTAGATACTTCTTTCATTTCAGCTATATCTTGATCTATAAGCTTCATAGCTTGTTCTTTATCAACTGCCTTGATCTTATTATCACTTGTTATAAGATTTTTTACTATACCAAGGGTTCCTTTATCAGGCAGCACATCTCCAAGAGCATTTAAAACTTTAGGAGCTTTGCTAGCTAGAAAAGCCCCTATTTTAGTTTCTTTTAAAGATTTTTTCATGATTTTGCTTCAAAATTACCTGCCATTTTACCTTTAGTAACTTGATCAGTCATTGATTGATTAGCTGCTCCTGATGAATCTATTTCATCAAGTTCTTTTCTGTTTACAAAACCTTCACTCTTAGTGAATGCTTTTCTTCTAAACGTCTCTGCATCTATTACTCTATGAAGTTTACCGGCGGTATCCATGTCGTTGTTAAATTGATGGTATTGAGCATCACCTTTTTTATTAACATATTTAACAACTCTTATACCTTTTTTATTGTTAATATATTCGCCTCTTGGCTGGTAACCAGCTCTAATCATATAATTAACATTTCCGCCAATTTGCTCTGCAGGTCTATCTACATCAGCAGTTTTAGCTTCGTCAGCTGTATTTGCAGTAGCGTTACCACTTACATCTTTAGATTTTTTAGATTTAACAGGATCACCTTCACCAGTTATTAAATTAAAACCACCAAACTTTCTAACCATAGATGGCCCAAAGTTTTCATCCATAGAAACTGTTTCGCTGTCTTGTTTTCTCAGAGGTTTGTTTATCTCTCTAAATGCAAAAGCAAATTTACCAGCCTCAACTTCACCAGCTCTGTTTAGTTTTTCTTTTTTTGGTCTCATATCTCTTTCTTCTAAATTTTCTCCAGCTTTGTATGCTGGTTTTTCCCAAGCAAGATTTCTATCGCTTTCATCAAACTCAGATCTTGGTGTTCTTTTCATGCCTTTACCATCCATATTGTGATAAACAGCTTCTTCATCGTAAGCTAACTTGCCATCCATCATTGCTCTTAAATGGTGATCTTCATGTGATTTAGCTTCTTTATAAAGAGCAGAACCTTTTGGAATATTTTTATTTACAATCATATTACCATTATCGTTTGCTTTAGCAACTAAATGACTATCATCTTGTATATTGTCTGGAGTAAAAGGAACTTCGTACCTAGCCACCGGA